AGGTCGAGCAGCTCCGAGCGGGTGAAGGCATTGGCGAAGCGGGCGCCGTTGTCGAAAGCCGTCCAGTTCCCGTAGGACCCGCAGACCTCAATGTGCTCTGCGCCTTTGATGACCCAAGTGGCATTGCAGACGCCAAAACCAGTACCGCGCCAGGTGCTGTTCGTGAGTTTCTTGAGCTTCAGCATTTCGTTCTCCTCATCCGGGACCACCCCGGGAATGAGTTCATCATCCCAGACCATTAGACATTTGTCTAATACCAATTTGGAATAAGCATATAGCTAAATATCATTGGAAATTTTTCTAACACCGAATTATAATTAGAGAGTCGGGTGGTTCCCGGCATTCTTTAACAATGAGGAGAAGTCCATGAAAGTGTCAGCGGAAGCTGCGACGCTCTACGAGCGCGTGAATCAAGTCTGGCGAGACGCGGAGATCCCGCTTAATCGCTACTCCCAGCAGCTCTGGGATAAGCGCCACCATATCGAAGACACGGAAGCCGCGCTCCGATTCGTGAACGCAGCGGGCGAGATCGAGTGGGGTGGAATGCGGAAGTGGACCTGGCGGCCGGTGGATCGAGTCAAGATCACGACCGGCAATCGGATCACTTGGGTCTATATGTGCCGTGGCGGGAAGGAGCTACAGCTCAACACGTCGAAGGGCTGGTTCGATCTGGTGCACCTCTACTCGCACTACTTGTGGCGGCGCTTTGAGGGATGGAAGCACTACTCATCGACACCGCACAACGCAGACCACGCAGCCATGGAGCTGCGCTTGTCCAAGCTAGCCCAGCAGTTCATCTAACCATCCGGCCCCCTTCGGGGGGCCTTGCCTTCGTGTTTGAAGTTTGCCAAAATCTCTAACGGTTACTGAGGAGAACCACCATGCTACCCAAGCTGATCTGGCGGACCCTTTCCGCCATCAATGTGAACGAGCACGTCGAGAAGAAGCAGGGCCTTTCCTATTTGTCCTGGGCCTGGGCCTGGGGCGTCATGTGCGAACACTTCCCGGACACGACCTACACCTTCCAGTCGGAGGAGTTCCCGGACGGATCGGTGGAGTACGTTTGCACCGTCACGGTGAAGCACGAAGGCCAGCAGCACAGCCAGACCATGTGGCTGCCGGTCATGGATCACCGGAACAAGGCGGTCAAGCATCCGGACGCCTTCGCACGGAACACCTGCAAGATGCGGTGCCTGGTCAAAACCCTGTCCATGATGGGGCTGGGCCATTACATCTACGCCGGGGAGGATCTCCCGGCTGGGCAAGACGTCGAGACCATCGACGAGAAGCAGCAGAAGCTGGTCCACGATCTCCTAGTCGAGACGGGCTCAGACCTAGAGAAGTTCCTGCTGGCGTTCAAGGTGAAGGCGCTAGCAGACCTGACGCCGGAGTCCTACAACCGGGCCCTGGCTATCCTCCAGAAGAAACTCGCCAGCCAAGAGGAGAACGGCGATGCGTAAACACTACCTTTCCGAGCAGATTCGCGGCCTGTCAGTGGCCGCACGGACCGAACAGGAGGGCGACCTCCTCAATCAAGTGGCACGGGAGCTGGACTCCATGTGGGAGTGCCTCTCCGACGAGACGGCGCCCAGGAAGGGCCAGGCGTCCCTTCAGATCGACCAGGTAGAGCCCGAGCTGACGCTGGCCTGGGACGACGTGTTCGCCAAGCTGGAGACCCGGGACACGGACATTCTCTGCAAGTATGTCCCCATCCGGGAGGTCTCGCCGATTGAGTTCGCGCAGCCTATCTTCTCCATGGGCCTGAAGCGTCTGCCATTTTGTGGGACGCACGTCACGAAGCGGATCCGCACCGCGTTTGAGAGCCTGGGCGTATGCGCGTCCTAGACGTTCAACAGGGCTCCGAGGAGTGGCTGGCGGCGCGTCTAGGCGTGCCGTCCGCCTCTAGCTTTGGCAAGCTCCTGACGCCCACAGGGAAGCAGGCAGCGAGCTATGACTCATATATAAACCAGATGATCGCCGAACGGATCACTGGTGAGTCAACGAAGATCCCGACCACGGATGCCATGGCGAGAGGGACCGAATTGGAACCTCACGCTCGGGCCTTCTACGAGTTTGAGACCGGGAACACCGTCACGGAAATGGGGTTCATTAAACACGACGAGATCGAGGCCGGATGCTCGCCTGATGGATTCATCGGTGGGCTAGGTGGCATCGAGATCAAGTGCCCGCTACCCCATACGCATATCGAGACGCTCCGACTTGGGACTATGCCGACTAAGCATATCCCCCAGGTTCAGGGCTGCCTCTGGATCACCGGCAGGAAGTGGTGGGATTTCGTCTCCTACCATCCGGACATGGAAGTGCTGATCGTCCGGATCGACAGAGACGAGGAGTACATCGCCAAGCTGGACGGAGTGGTTCGTTCGGCGTGCGACCTAATCAATGCAGAAGTGGAGAGATACAAGCGATGAGCTACGATAACAGCGGCGGCCTCTGGGGCAACCGGAAGCGCCAAAACGAGAAGCATCCCAAGTGGACCGGATCCGCCACCATCGACGGCGTGGAGTATTGGGTGAGCGCCTGGCCCCGGGATGACGATGCACCGGAGACCCGTCCGGCCATCAAGCTGGCATTCAAGCCGAAAGAGGAGCGCCTGACGCCTCCGAGCCCCCCGGCTGATGACTTCGACCAGGTGCCGTTCTGATGGATAAGGCGGCGGCGGTCGAGGCCCTACAGATAGACGTCGGCCGTTCGCTACGAGCCCTCCAGACCGATAGGAAGGTTCGGAACGCGGACCTCCAGCGAGCGTTCAAGGTGGCCGCTCCGGAGGTCTCGCGCTGGCGGACGATGAAGGACGCAAGGTTGAGCCTGGTCAAAATGTGGGCCAATTACTTCGGCGTCACCATAGACCAGTTCATCACCTACCAATAGGAGGAGGGGCCATCTGGCCCCTTTTTTGTATGCAATTTTGGAAGATCGACAGCAAGCGACAGCTAGACGAGCGCCTGGATCACCTCAAGGCATACCTACGGGATAACTGGGACTGGACTAAGCCGGTCTGCATCAAGCCGGAGGAGTACCAGAACCCGAGGAGCCTGGATCAGAACGCGCTCTTCCACGTCTGGATCCGGGAAATGGTGAAGCATTTCAAACCCGCCAGGCCCGAGCTAACGGAAGAGGAAATGAAGGCCATTGTGAAGTATCGGTTCTTGGGCACCGAATCAATAAAAGCTGGTAAGCTAATGATTGATAACCAGCTACGCAGTACCGCAAAACTCAAACGGGGCGAAATGTACCATTTCATGGAGAGCGTCTACGCATGGGCATTAGACCTAGGATGCCAGCTCGCCACCCCGGCCGAGTCGGAGTTTATGCAAATCAGGAAAAGCCAAGCCTGAACCTCTGGGAGGGGGAGCCATGGGCGCACCGTTAAAGCTAGACGAGAAGCTCCTGGATTATTGCGTATCTGACCAGGAGCGCACCTACCTGAAGGCCACAATCGAACACGGCGCCATGAACGCGGCAGCCAAGGCCCTAGGGGTAAACAGCGGGACCATCCGCCAGGCCGTAGACCGGGTTCGCTATCGAGCCGCGAAGATGGGCTATGCGCCGGACGCCGACATGACCAGGCCGACCACCGGCCCGTTCGTGGTGAAGGGGACGTCTACCCTCTACGGAGAGGACGGCCAGCCTAAAATTCAGTGGGTTAAGACGGCGCTGGATAAGGAAGCGCAGCTAGAGATCATGCGCCAGGCCGTCGAGGCGATCTGCACAGACGTGAAGCCCACGAAAACCATCCCCCCTCCCCCTGACGTGAACGGGCAGCTCCTGTCTGTCTACCCTTGGGGCGACCCTCATGTGGGAATGTACGCCTGGGCGGAGGAGGTAGGGGAAAACTTCGACCTAGCCATCGCCGAGGCCGATATGTGCAACGCGGTGGACTACCTGGTGGAGCGCAGCCCTCCATCCAAACGGGGCGTCCTGGTGAATTTGGGCGATTTTTTTCACTATACGAACATGGCCGGAAGCACCGAGAAATCTGGCCATATCCTTGATCGCGACAGTAGGACCGCCAAGATGATAGACGTCGGCGTCCGGATCCTGAAGCGGTGCATCGAGCGGATGCGAGAGAAGCACGAAGTGGTCGAGGTGATAAATGCGCCAGGGAACCACGACGAGACCTTCGCGCATTTCCTGAACGTAATGTTCCGGACCCTGTATGAGAACGAGCCCCGGGTGGTCATCCATGACGCGCCCACGACCCGCCACTATCTACGGCACGGGAAATGCCTCATCGGGGTGGTGCATGGGCATCAAACGAAGGACCGGGACCTGCCTGGTATCATGGCAGCGGAGCGGCCAGAGGACTGGGGGCAGACTAAACATCGCGTATTCTTTCGCGGACACCACCATCATGACAGCCGCGTGGAGTACACCGGGCCGTGTTTTGTGGAAATGGTACGGACTCTTGCTCCCGGTGACTCCTACAGCGTGGGCGGCGGGTGGCTCTCAGGGCGTGACATGAAGTGCATCGTGATGCACGAAGAATACGGCGAACAAATGCGCCTGACGTGCGGGATCGACGTACTGAGGAGAGAGTATGAATAATTATGGGAACATGAACGGCACCCTCCGGCGTGTCACGGCCTACCAGGACGTGGACTGTACGCACGTTCCGGGATACGGGACGGACGCCTTCCGGATCGTGGTGCATGAGGGCAAGAAGCAGGCCGGGGACGTGTTCTACATCTACAGCGAGTCCGACCTGAATCGAGCCATCAACAGCCTCTACAAGCGCCTGGCTGCATGATGCGCCTGGAGTGGCAGGAGGACGACCCTGACGACGACGGGGACGTGGTTCTGTCCATTGTCCTCATCACGGACGACAAGGCCCTGCTGGCGCGTATGAGGCGCGCTCTCAAGGCGGCGCTAGAGGACACCCCTAGGCTGGCGACAATCCCCAGGAGGGACGATGACAGCTAAGGAGACGCAGGTCGGCGGCGACCACTACCAGCGCCTGAAGATCCAGCCCATAGACTTCATCCTGGCCAACGAGATCCCGTTCTGCGAGGCGAACGCCATAAAGTACCTCTGCCGCTGGCGGCACAAGAACGGCATCCAGGACCTGGAGAAGGCCAGGCACTATATCGACCTTCTAATCGAGAGCATCAATGGCAGCCATTAAGCGGGACGCGGCGGATCACTGGTTCAGTCTATGCGTAAGGGCTAGGGCCAACTGGACGTGCGAGCATTGCGGGAAGGGGTTCCCTGGGCCCGATCAGGGGCTCCATTGCGCCCATATCTACGGACGGCGGAACAATTCGACCCGCTGGTCCATGGATAACGCGGTGTCGCTCTGCGCGTACCACCACCGGTACTTCACGGAGCACCCCGTAGAGTTTACCAGGTGGCTAGAGGATCACCTGGGGCAGGGACACCTGGATCTCCTGCTAGAGAAGCGCAACGGGCTCCTGAGGGCGACTAAGGACCTAAGGAAGGAGGTATCTGCCCACTACAGGGCACAGTTCCAGGCGTATGAGGCATCCGGGGAGCCGTATTTCATCTCCTACAACTGAGAAGCCTTGCGGCGGAGTGGATGCTTCGGCATATTTGGGGTTCGGGTGAAGGCGCGTGTCGGGTGGTTAGTCCGCGAAGCCCAACCTGAGGATGAGGAGAGGGGAGAGCCAGGCACCACGCGCTCTCCGATTGTCACTAACTCTCCCCAAGAAAACAAGCTTTCACGTTCCCTAATTCCCATGCGGGAACGTGGCGGGACCGGTCCCCGTAAGTAGCGCCGTCGCACCGTGCGGCCACCGGTAAAGCGGGATTTCACTAGCAACCTATGAGGGCGGGACAAACGGCGTAAAGGTGCCATCTGAGGATGGGGGACGGTGTTGCGAGCCGGGGTCAAATCGTTGCCGATTACCGCTAGTGACTGGGCAATTCGACGGAGTGAGAGTGAGGGGGCACCAACAGCCCTCATTAGACAACCTATGCCTGGAGAAACCGGAGCGATAGACAGAACCAATTAGACCCTCAGGGCCGTGGTGGCATGATGGGGGACAGAGGAGACTGACCTATGCACCTGAGACCGCATCAAGTCCGGGCCGTGGAGATGCTTCGGCAGAGCCTACGGCACGGGAACAAGCGCCCCATCCTGGCGGCGCCCTGTTCATTCGGAAAGACCATCACCGCAGCGTATATCCTTGCCGAGGCAGCCAAGAAGGGTAAGCGCGGGATCTTCATCTGCGACCGGGTGAAGCTGGTTCAGCAGGCCCTGGAAGCCTTCGACCGCGAAGGGCTACGGGTAGGGGTTATGCAGGGCGCCCATGAGCGCAGCAACCCTGGCGCACCTATCCAGATTGCCTCCATGCAGACGCTGGCAAGACGGAAGAGCCCAGACTTCGACCTGGCGGTGGTGGACGAGTGCCATACGCACTACAAGAGCCTCCAGGCCCTCATGGACCGGTATACGGCTGTCCCCTTTATCGGGCTGTCTGCCACGCCCTACAGCAAGGGCCTAGGCGTCGCCTACGACGACCTGGTGGTTCCCATCACCCCCGAGCAGCTCCTGGACCAGGGCTATCTTTGCCCCGTGGATTACTACGGTGGGCAGGAGGTGGACGTGTCCCAGATCGGGCTCCGGGGGCTGACGACCGGAGGCACGGACTACGACCCGAAACAGATGGCGACCGCTATCGAGGATGACGGCTCCCTGGTGGGGGCCATCGTGGAAAACTGGCTCAAGTACGGGAAGGGACGGCAGACCATCGCGTTCACCCCGTCGATCAAGCACAGCAAGACCCTGGTGGACACGTTCAACGCGGCAGGTATCCCGGCAGCCCATATCGACGGCTATATGGACGACGAGGAGCGCCAGATCCTCTATCAAGCGCACGACGAGGGGGAGTTCCAGATCCTCTCCTGCTCCCGGCTGCTGAACACCGGTTACGACGCGCCAGGCGTGTCCTGCCTGATTGATTGTTTCCCCACTAAGTCCCTGATCGCGTTTGTCCAACGAGCTGGCCGGATCATGCGGACGGCAGAGGGCAAGGAAAACGCCGTCTACTTGGACCACGCCGGAAATGTGGCCCGGCATGGGTTCGCGGAGTGCATCGTCCCAGACAGCCTGGACGACGGCGAGAAGGCGTTCTCCGAACGCAAGCAGGCGGAAGAGCGGAAGGAGAAGGACCCCAGGGACTGCCCCCAGTGTCACCGGAAGATGGTGGGGATACGTTGTAAATGCGGATATGAGGTCCCGATTCGGGAGGTCCTGGAGACGGACGGATCGGAGCTGAAGGCCCTACGCAAGACCAACCGGGAGACGCCGGTCCAGGAGAAGGAGCGCTGGTTCTCCGAGCTGCTGGTTTATGGGTCGAGCAGGGGCTATTCCGACGGCTGGGCTAAGCACAAGTACCGGGAGAAGTTCGGCGTCTGGCCTAACAGGATCCAGCAGAACCATAACGTGGTCGAGCTGTCCCGGGACGTGGAAGGGTTCATCAAGCACCAGGCGATCAAGTGGAGGATGGGAAATGAGCGACGCAATGGCAAGCGCCTTTCGGGCTCAAGGGCTGGCCAAAAAGCGGCTGCCTCTATGGCGGCGGCTAGAAGAGAAGCTGGCTAGGTCCAAGGAGCGGAATCAAGCCCTACAGCAGCAGCTAAGGGCCATGAAGCGCACGATGCAGGAGCGCGGGGTCCTGACCCTGGAGAGGAAGGTTCAAACCCTCCAGGCCCACAATAGGGCTCTGAGGCAGGAGCTGGAGGCCATGAAGGAGGAGAGCCAGCGGCGGTTCATTGTGGATCGGCTGGCGGACGTGGAAGGGAATTTCAGGCGGAAGCCGGTTACACAGAGGGGCACGCTCCGGTTCACCATCAACGAGGCGTCAATCGTGATCGACGCATTAGAGGCGGTTAAGGGGTCGCTATATACCCAAAGGAGCATAAACAGCGCAGCGCGGAAGATCCGGACGGCCTGGAAAGACGCGGTGCAGAATCACGCAGCAATGAGGGGGAAATCACTTGAGGAATTACGGAGTGCAGAAGTACGCAAAGCCATTGAAAATGGGGCGTATCGCCAGAGGGATGAACAAACGGAGAGAATCCTGTCCCTTCGGAATGGCTGAGATCGGGAAACGTATGGCCTGGCTCGCAGGCTGGGAAGATGCAGATAGGGAGGCTGGTGGTGCTAGAACAGATTTTGGACAAGCTGGAGAAGGT